TCCCTTTGTGAAGGTCATGGGGTAGCGACCGCCCGAACTGGTGCGACCGTAAACGAAAGCAACAATGAGAGCAGTGACGAAGATCCACGTTCCAGGGTTGGAAAGGAACTGGAAGGTGTAGATCGTCGAAGAAACTGCCTTGCCTGCAGAATCTACCAATTCTCCGTGTAATCCAGGGACTGGGATCTTGATGTCTGTCGACTTGAAGATGGCATCAATATCGACGCCGATCTTCCACAACTTGGTGATAGCAATGACGACAACAACCAAAACATAGGGGAGAAGTGCCAAGGTGATTCGCGAGGCATTGGGGCGATCCTCTTGAGTGCTCTCAGAACGGTAGTCATCGGGCGTCTTCGGGGTCCACACCAAGAGGAAGATGTAAGAAGCGGCCAATCCCAGAAGTGAAGCAAGGACAGCGGTCAGCTCATAGGAGAACTCTGAGGTGAAGAAATGTCCGGCAGCGGTCGCAACGCCGGAAATCAGAGCGATCGGCCACAACTGGGCGACGCCTCGGCCCCCATCAAGGATCCACAAGAGAAGGAGAGGAATGAAGCAGGCGAAAATCCAGGACAGGTGACCCATATTGGCTGCAACCACAAGGGGGTTTTGGCCGCCCAAACGGCCAGCAGTCGTTGTTGGGATTGCCATTGCGCCAAAACCAACATTGATCGCGTTGCCAACGATAGTCACAACAGCAGCCTTTACCGGGGGAAGGCCAAGTGAGACAAGCATCGCGGCAACGATTGCCACGGGCGCACCGAAACCTGCGAGGCCCTCGAGTAGACCACAGAAAGAGAAAGCAATGATCAGTGCTTGGACTCGAATGTCGCCCTTGCCGATTGTGTTGAAGACAGCTCGCATATCCTTACTGCGGCCTGAAACCTCGGTGAGGTTATAAAGCCACACTGCAGCGATGATGATGTAGATGATGGGGATTAATGCGAAGACAATGCCTTGGCCTGCTGCCAAAAGGCTCATGCTCAGTGGCATCTTGTAGCCAAAGACGGCAATGAGTAGTGCAGCAACGAGCGAAATCAATGCGCACCAGTGTGTCTTGACTTTAAAAGCGCCCAGAAGAACGAAGAACAGCAGGAGCGGGAGAATTCCCGCAAGTGCCGTTAAAAATACATTTGCACCGATAGCCGTCGTTGACGGCGTAAAGCTTGTGCTCACCAAAGAGAACATGGCTACTCCTGCAACAGTGCGAGTGGGTGGTCCTAGGCAGATTCTAGGCCTAAATTCCTATCTCGGTGAGATTTTTAGGAAAAATTCCGGTGAAACTACAGAATAAAGGCAAACTCTAGGCTGTTTTTCGGGAGAAAAGCATGCTAGGGCGAAGCGTCCGATTCGTACATGGGAGACGCGAGGAAATAAAGGGGGTGAGAACTCCTATATTGCGTATATTGCGCGAGAAGCAGCTAATTGAAAGCTGATCTTCGATGGAGGAAGATCGAAAATGGGTTTATTAAATTTCGTCAGTGTCTCTCCGTAGAATTAAGGGAAGTATCGACTTGAGGGGTGGTAGTCTTATGGGCGCAGTCGCCGAAGAAATGAAAACCGCATGGAGTTTTGTCCTGAAGCAAATTCGGAACGGCGATAACGATTGGGATCAGGTGACTGAGCTCGTCGAAAAAACGTTAAACGTCATCACCGTTCTTGAGAATATAAACGCCTCATTTCTCGACGCTTTCGGCGACGTAGTCAAGGACTCCAACAAATTAGGAGGGGATGACGTCCTCAACTATCCCCGTCACGTTTCGCAAGTCATGCAAGACTTCGACGCTCAATTGAGGCGCAGGACCGTTCAGGGTGTGAAATGGGAGGGGAAACCCTTCCAGGTCATGCCCTTCACAAGGGACAGTGTCGTCGATGTTGAGGCTGCAAAACTTGCGTTCGTCGACTGTAAGAAGGGCGTCTGGTTTGGTGAGGTCTTCTTACATTACGCCCCGATTGTTAACCGCGTCCTCGTCAGCGTTGACGGCACGCACTTCATTGGATGCATTGCAGGAACGCGAACCATGGATGCCCTCGAAATGATCGCCCTTGGTGACAGTGGGACGATCTACACCACGGGGTACCTTAATTCCACGGGTAAGAGCGTGAAAGTGGGTGTGGTCTGACCGTTCGCAGAACAGGAAATGATTATGAGTGATTCGTCTTCACGTTCTTTGGTGAGAGCCGCGGTGAACGTGCGGAATCCAGTGGACATGTCGGTTTTCGTGAGCTGTTCAGCGTCCTTGAAATTCTAGATCGGTAAATTAAAGAGCAAGACTTAGATTATTGAGATCGTGGTAATTATTCCGTATTGGTATATAGTTTCCATATGAGTGCAAGAGGCTTGGTTGATATCGTCGCGTCAAATATTCGCGCTGAATCCGCGCGCCGCGGTCTTTATCAGCGTGACATAGCAAATGCGCTTGGACTACAACAGGCGACCGTCTCTAAGAGGTGGCGGGGTGGGCGTGCATGGCCACTTGAAGATCTGCAAACGGTCGCAGAGATCCTTGGTGTTACTGTCGCATACCTCGTAACTGATAACTCAGACGGTGCACATGCAATCGAACTGCGCCCCCGACAGGACTCGAACCTGCAACCTCGGGATTAGTGTGCATCCAAGGGTTCGCTGATAGCGATTCTGGAAGCGAGCTGATGATAGCCGCGTAAGAATCTGAATATGAAGTATCTGGAATTTCCGGACGGTTGGGCGGGGCCGGTTTCCGACTTTGAAAAATATCTATTGGCTAGCGGGCGATCGCCGAAGACTCTAAGAGTGAGAAAATCTTGGCTTAAGACATTTGCCAGATGGATTGATATGGGGCCTTTTCAAATTGATTCGACAGCGGTTATTGAATGGTCCAGTAGGCAGAATTGGAGTCAAGCGACACGGCGAAGCGCCCATCAATCGCTCAAGCTGTTCTACACATGGGCTGCGTCACGCGATTTGATAGATGAGGTCCCGATCATTCCCGGAGTGAAAAAAGCGCCACCTAATCCGCACCCTGCAAGCGATGGGGCTCTAAATGCGTGCTTACTATCGGGGGATTGGAGGGTTAGACTAGCGGCGCGGCTATCGGCTGAGCTAGGGCTTAGACGCGGTGAAGTTGCATGTATCAATGCAGATAGGGACTTGATTGAGACGGCGGAGGGTGCGGCGCTGGTTGTTCATGGCAAAGGCGGCAAACGGCGCATAGTGCCGCTCCCGGCGAGTTTAGCGGGCGTGCTGAGAGGCTTTAGCGGCTTTATATTCCCTGGGCAAGATGAGGGGCACCTTAGCGCGGAATGGCTTGGGCATTTGATTTCGCGCGCTATGCCTGAAGGTGTAACTATGCATGGACTTAGGCACCGGTTTACAACCCGCGCCTATCGGCAGACGAAGGACCTTGTGGCTGTCCAGAAGATTTTAGGACATTCGTCGCCTGAAACAACCTTGGTTTATTTGCAATTGGCTGACGACTCGTTGCGCAGGGTGGTTGAAGCGGCGGCCTGAGTTTTGTTACCAAATGGTTATAAAACTATAGCCTACTACGTTGACATTGTCGATGTAGTAGGCTATAGTTAATCATGTCAGGGCAAACCTGACAACAACTAAAGAAAGGAGACACCGTGACAGTCGGTGACTGGGTCCAAACAGCACTAACGATTGTCGTGATCGGTCTGATGATCTATCAGATAAGACAAGATAATCAGAGGTGATGTCCCGGTAGGGGCGGNNNNACGGGATGGAGGGTGACAAGATGAACAAGAACATTCAGCTAATCATTTTCGCCGCAATCTGCCTTATAGCAGCGGTTTTAGCCGCTCGCACAGCTATGGGCACGCTGTCTATCGTCTCTGCGTCGGTCCTGTGGGGCCTGTGGGGCATCGCTGGAGGTCTAGCGGCGGCGATGCTTCTACGTAGGGGGTCAAAGTGACAATTTATTATCTGTCTGCGACGGACTTTGCCCGGCGGGCGGGGCTAGCTGTCGAGACGATCCGACGTTATATGCAACGGGGGCTTATCCCGCCGCCTGATGCGATTATTGGCCTCGACGACGTGAATGGCCGTCCGATTCCTGGCTGGACGGCTGAGAGCGTAGACCATTGGATGAATAACCGTCTTGGGCGGGGGCACCGAAGCGATTTGAAGAAGTAGTGTAGGCGGGCAAAATGCCCGCCTACACTCTTATTTCTCCAGCACTGTGAGGCGCTGATAGATTTCCCGATGCGTATCGTGCGCATGATCATCAATACTGTCGACGCGGCGCGTGATCTGGAGTAGCTGCGAGCTTTGGTGGTCGAGCTGGTCCCCATGCTCGTCCAAGCTGCGTTCAATGCGATTCAGCTGGTCTTTCACTGAGCTTCCATGATTAGGTTCGAGCTGTGCGCGGGTCTTGCGTGCGGCTAGTAGGGCAGCGCCGCTTGTGAGGGCGGCGGCAAGGCCACCTAGTCCACCAGTTGCGGCGATCACCTCGGCTATTGCGTTCATTGCTCGCCTCGGGGCGTGTGAGCTAATGCCGTGGCGGTTCCTAGCACTGAGGCCGCTAGGGATATCCACAGAGGGGCGGTGGTCTGATCCACGATGCCATAGATGGTGAGGATTGGGACTAGCGCCGTGATGATTCCATAAATCCACGCGCGGACCTGTGGGGTGAGCCAGGCGAGGGGCTGCGGCGTTGCGTGACGCGGGGATTCACTCACTTTGTGGCCCCCGCTTCGATCAGGTGCGCAAGATCGTCCACGCGCTTAGAAAGCGCATCGATGCCTTCATATACTCGAGCAAAATTTGCCCCAGTCCACTCGATTTCCAGACCTGCGTCCGTCTGGTCAGTACTGACGCTTCCGTCTGTCGCGCGCTTGTAGTGCGGCGCAAGAAGCAGCTGCTCAAGCTTTTCAATCCTCATGTCCATATATCCAAGCATTGCTCCCACGCTGCCGGTGTGTCCGTCGGGGCGCGTGATTTGGTCGCTGAGTTGCATGTCAGGTTCGCTTTCTTCTAGGTGTGTTGATAGATAGTCGAGTTGGGCAATCTTGTCTTTGTAGTTGCCGGGGCAGGCGGTGGCGAAATGGTCACAATGCCGACTGAGGGGCAGTGGTCCCCATTCACTGCGAATCGCTGCGATAAGACGCGCGATGGTGCGCATGTCGCCGTCCGTCGCTGCTGGATGGCACTCAATACCGATAGTCCTCAAATTATTGCCGTAGCAGTGCCACGCGCGATCATTGTCAGACACCAGCTGAGTTACGCGGCCTTCGGATACGACATAGTGCGAGCTGGTGGGATTATCGCGATTTCCATCACTAAGAAAGTTCACGACCTGGTCATGTGTTTGTCCCCATTCGGGGAGTCCCCACCAGTGAAGCACAATGCCGATCGGGTAGCCGCCGGGGCGGCCAGGATCAAAATTTGGCGATGGATGGATGTCGGTGACGGCCCAGTTTGGATGGATGTTGCTCATGCTATCCAGATTCCTTGTCCGTAAAAGCGCCAATCTTTCGTGAAGTGGGTCTGGTGGTCAACGCGGATTTTAACAGTGCGTCCCACCAGGATGAGGGCCATGGGATACGCGTCCATCCCTGCGACCATACCGATAGGAGTCCACGCATTGGACGTAGGGACGGGCACGCTGGAGGGGATTGTACATATATCGACTTCGCTGTTTGCGCGGTCAAAATCAAAAGCGGCGCGGATGATTTCCACCTCAATAATGTGCAGGGCACCGAGGGTGGCGATTGTTCCGCCGCGCCCGTCCCATTTCCAACCACCGTCAAAAACGGGGGCTTGGACGGTGGTTGGGGTGAGCGTGCGGGTGAGCTCGGCGAATTGAGCGTTCAAGTCTTCGGCGGTGAGAATTTCGCCTGGAGTAAATGTTTTCACTGTGTTCCTATCGTTGCGGGGTAAAACTGATGGTGGTTTCCCAGTCTGTCGCGGTGATACTGTGTGAGACTTCGGTGATGATGACGCGCGCGCTGTCGCCGCGGTTTTCGACTGTTGCCGGGGAGAGTGGGTCAAGCATGGTCGCCGCTTCCATGAGGCGGGCGGCATTGATAGGCCCGTAGGCGTGCGCGGGACGAATCGTGACGTTTTGAGGCGTGGGGGTGTCGGTTGCTTGATCAATGAGGGCGCGGGCCGCCGAGGTTGCGGCGTTAGTGTCAATGCAAGTCAGGTCTACGCTTGCAGCGCTTCCAGACCATGTTTGTGCGTAGGTTTCTTCACTGACAGTAATTGATGTATCAAGTGCGCGCCATTCGTTGTCTGCGATCTGTGCGCCGTGGTTTGTCGCGTCGACGGCGGAGACGATGTTTCCAGTAGACCAAGCCGACTCGATTGCCGTGTAAGCGAAAATAGTTTGCCCATCGCTCTGCTGAGTATCAGAGAAAAGTAGAGGGCCGCGCGCGGGGCGAGCACTGGAAAAGATCACGCTTCCATCCCGGTTAACAATCCATGATCCGGTAACGGATGCTACGGCTGCATCTAGGTGCTTCGCTAGACTGGCTTCCCACACCGTTGCGCACATCTTTTGGTAGGTTGTCGCCGTGATCGTATAGGGCACATCCGGCGCTGAGCGCATGAGCCGTGTGATACGTTGTTGCCAAGTTTCAGACCCGTCGCCGCCCTCGGCACGAGCGCCATAGCGCTTGACGGATGAGAGACGGCGCACCGCGTCCGAGATAGTAAAAGTCACGCTGTAAGCGTGGGCTGCACCTGGGGCGTGACGGGTGACCTCGATCCCCGTGACGGTACCGGTGAACAAGCGGGTGCGCGTAGGCCAGTGCAGGAGCATCACGGGCGTTGCGTATGTGAGGCCCGTTTCGCGCGGGTCGAGTGCATCAAGGGCGGTCACAGTGAGTGTCCCGGCTTGGGCGGTGTAAACGGGGCCTGTCGCGTTAATCCCCCGCGTGACCTTCATCGCGGTTGTGGGGCTTGTGATGTCTTGCCACGCTACGTTTACGTTCTTGTAATAAAGCCGTTGTGTGTTCAGTGCGTCGCGGTCGAGCGTGAATGCGGCGGGAGCAGGTAGGCCACGGGTGAGAGCGTCGCGTCCAAGCCGTGAAGTGTCAAGACGGAAACCTTCAAGGCCCCGCAAAGGGAAGAAAGCTTGCAAACTCAGGACTTGTGCGGGGCGAGCGTCTTCGGGTAGGTCCAGGTCTGCCATGAGGGAGACGTTGTAGACGGTAGCCGTAGTTGCTCCTGAGATGTTGATTTCAACGCTCCCAGTAGCGGGGGTGACGTTGACAATCATTGTTTGATATTTCCCACTCAGGGCTTTTGCTGTGCTACCGATGACGATGAGGGGATTAGGGCCGTCAGCACTGATTGTGACCTGCACGCGCAAGGGCATACCCGGCACAAGATTATTCACCGTGCATGTGATCATGCTGGAGACGTTCGCGGCGACAATACTGGTACCGACCGGCGAGAGGCTACCGGTCGCACACGTCCAATCACTGAAAGCCGGGGGGCGTAAGGTGATGGTCATACGCGCTGCACTCCGTTTTGGGCTTGCCATTCAGCGAGCGCGCGGGCGACGAGTCTACCGACTTCCACGGTAGGGGTGAGCGCATACACGTTGATCGTTGCGCCGGAAAGGGTATCGCGCGCTAGGACGGGGCCGCCGGAGATATCAAGCCCGGGCATGTCCGTTGAGGCGATATCACCGGTGAGACGCTGGAGTGAGCGACGCACCGCGCCGTATTGGGATTCAAGCCCACCGATTAGACCACTGATAATCAGGCGGCCAGCGGGGGTGAGCAGTGTCTTGTCACGTTCAGCGGGGCCTTTCCATGAAGGAAGAAGGTTCGTTAAACCACTCAACGCGCCCTTGACCTTCCCGAACATATTCTTGATACCTTGCACCAAGCCGTTAATAATCTTTTCGCCAATGCCGAGCAGCCATGAGCCCGCGCCGCTAAAAGCATTCATTACGATTGATGGGAGCTGACTCATCACGCTGTGGATTGCTGATAGTGCGCTTCGTAGGCCGTTCGGAATGTAATTCCACGCGGCGGCGGCCACCGACTTCACGCCGTTCCAAAGGCCGTTCCAAACGGCGCTAATTGCGCCAGCGGCGGCTTGGATAGCGCCGGTAATGACCTTCGCTGCGCCTTGAACAAAACTTTGAATGGCAGTCCACACGCCGGAAACGATACTTTTCGCACCTTCCCATACGCGGTGCCAATCGAGCGTGAGAATACCGGTAATGATGTCTACAACGCCTCGAATGACTTGCAAAAGGCCAGTGAGTCCACCGCTAATATATGTCCACACCCCGGCGATAACGTTGCCAATGCCGGTGAATACCGGTCCTAGGCTCGTGACGAGGCCGATAATTAGATTAACGACGAATTTGACAACGGGGACAATCACCACGGCGAGAGCTTCCACAACCGGTTTGAGAGCGTTAATGATTGTCGTTGCTACGGTTGTGAGTATCTGTAGGATTATCGTTGCTTGCGTCTTCAATACGGGGACAACGTTCGACATGAACCAGTTGATAACCGGTTCAACTACGGCTTTAATACCATTCCATGCGGCCTCGGCACCGGTTTTAATTCCGTTCCAGACTTTTGTAACTCCGTTTCTGAACGTCTCTGAGTGCTGGTATAGCAAGACGAATCCTGCGACAACGGCGGCAACGGCAGCGGCGATAATGAACGGCCATGATGTGAGAAGCGGAAGGAGTGTGCCGAAGGCTCCTTTAACCTTGGCTATTAGGGTTGGAATGGTCGCTATTTTTGTCACGGTGTTAAACGTGGTTTTAAAGACCGCTCCGAAGGCGATAACAGCTGGTGCGATCGCGATGAACGCGCGGGCTATGCCCGCTAGCTGCTCTTGTCCGCCACCGGTCCACCAATCTTTAAACCGCTGCAACGCGGGTAGGACGTAGGTGTTAAACGCATCGTGTAAAGCCACTGCGGCGGCTTTGAGGCGCGGGCCAAGCCAGTTAGCAAACCTCTTGATAGCCGGTATTCCGACGGTTTCGAGCCAGGTTTTCAACTGGTCGAGCTTAGGCATCACCTTTTCGTTGAGGACCTGCACGAATCCAGTCGCATAGGGCAGCAGAAGCGTCCCGAACTCCGCTGCGAGATCATGTAACTTTGCTTGGAGCACTTGGACTTGATGCGCATAGGTGTTGTTTTCCCGGTTGAAAGCTCCTTGCGCATCTGCGGTCTGTTCGAAGATCAATGCCAAGGTCGCGGCCTGTTGAGCTTCATTCGAAAAAGCCCCACCGACCTTTTTGAAGCCAAGCTCCGCAGCTTTTGCGTCAATGGTTGCCTGTTTAAGTGATACACCGTAGCGCTCAATTGGGTCTCTTTCGCCCTTTAGAGCGGAGCTGATAGCACTAATTGCTTCTTTCGTTGAACCGCCAAATTGCGCGCTAAGGTCTGAGCCAAGTGTAATCAGGTCCTTAGTTTTATCACCAAGCTGTTCTAAGGGAGTGCCCCCGTTTTTCAGCTGCGCACCAAGCAAGGTTGACAACTCTTGAAACTCGTTCTTCGTAATACCGAAAGACGAAGCGGCTGTAGACGCGTAGCCTTTGATTTTGCCAGCGGTATCTTTGAAGATTGCTTCAACCGCACCGGTGGACTGCTCGAGGTCACCGGCCATCTGCACGGCCTTGAAACTAATAGCACCAAAAGCAGCAGATGCGGCGGCCCCGGCGGCTACAGCGGCCTTACCAACTTGCACGAATGTCCCTGCGACTTTCTTCGCGCTGTTAGTGAGCTTATCAAGGCCGAGGTCTTTGGAAAGCCCACGGAAGGCACGTTTAAAGTTTGTGGTTTCGGCGACAACCGATACTTTTACTTGATGCCCGGCCATGGGCCACCTCTTCCTATTGCTGGTTGTTGATGTCAGCGAGCACGTCCAGGACCGCTTGCGTGTCGGCAAGGGTCATGGTGCGTGCTTCGCTGAAGGGTATGTGAGCTTTGATAGCGAGGACGGCCATGAGCTCACGAATTTCCGACATGACTAGAGAAGTTCGGAAACGTCTTCGAGCTTCATGAGCCGCGCAGCAGACAGGGCTGCTGATCGGTCGATGTTGTCGCGGTTCGCGATGACGATTGCAGACAGGGCGATCATTTGCTTGGCGGTGATCGAGTCTTCATCAAGAGCTGTGAAAGGCATGTTGGTCGTGTCTTCGAACCATTCAAGATCACCAAGGGTCATTGTCTTGATTGCTGCAGAGGTATCCATGAGGGGTCCTTTACCAGTTGTATTTTTCGAGTAGTTCCTTAATGCCCGCGCCGAAACCGGCGAAGGTTTGTGAGCGGAGTTGTTCCTCAGCTTTGGACAGCCATCTAGGACCACTTGTAGCGTCTGCACCGAAGTGGTTTACACCCGAATAGTGTCCAACTTTGCTGCCGGTCGGTCGCGTGTAGAGCCGTACGCTGGAGGTGACACGTACGGCGCGCTTGCTGGATGCCACGCGAATGGATTTTTCAAGCCGACCTGTCTTGCCTTTGGGGGCAAGACTCTTTGCACGCTGCGCGATTGGCGTTCCGAGACGGCGCGTAAGGTCCTTCAGATCGTCGACGGCGATACCGACGCGTTCAGCGTCTTTGAGCAGGGCCTTAATGCCGGTGATTGCGACGCTTGCGCCGTCAAGGTTTACGTAGCCGTCCCGGATGCCAGTCATGCGAGCGCGTCAGTGAGGTTGCCGGTACCAAGGGTCGAACCGGTAGAGACCTTTTCGGGTTCGCCTTCCACATTCCACTCGAAGTCGAACGTTGAACCCTTTTCTTCGCCAGCTTCACCGGAAACAGGCGGCTTTGAGCCGATCTTGACTCTGAATTTAAAGTGGGGCTGTGCAGCAGTCGCAATTTTGTTACCGTGAGGCGCAAGAATTGCATCAACGGTCTTACCCGCGTTTGTCCAAACAAAATCCCAGAAGCTACCTGCGTCGAGGGACTGAATAGCGGTCCCCTTAAGCTTCCACGCGGATGAAGAACCGCTTTGAGCGTCTGCAAAGGTCACTACGTCCTTATCAGAGTTTTCGGCACTAAGATCATATTTGGACATATCAGACCAATAATCCTTACCGCCGAAAGTCAGGCCGAGTCGCTGGCCAAGGATGCGAGTGTTTCGTGTTACGGCCATGGTTGATGCCTTTCTAGAGTGTGTATGACAGTGGGAGGGTGAACGCAGCGGCGAGATAGGTTTGCCCGTCTGCTGCGTTGATTGCTTCGTAGCCGTCGAGCGTGTAAACGACCCCGGCGGCTGTCAGGCTTGTGATGATCTTGTCCGCTTCAGTGTCGAGCGTGGAGATGATTGCTTCGTTTTCCGAAGGCGGGGCGATCACAAGCGCCTTAAACGTGACATCCACGCCCCCGGTGGTTTCCCCACGGGCGGCGAATGGGTTGCCTTCGGTGAGGACCACGCACGGGGGGATGAGCTGAGGCGGGATATTGGTAATCACCGGCCAGCTGGTCGCCGCGCTGAGGATGGCTTGTACGTCGCGCCGGGCGTATGCGAGAGGTCCCGGCGCGCTCATGCGAAACCTAGGGGGAGGTAAGGCGCGAGCAGGGGGCGGGCGGCTACGAGTGCGTCACGTGCGACGCGGATTGCACCGGCCTCGAAACCGTCAGCGAAGTTTTTCACCCCGTTAGGAGCATTCTTACGGTGATAGAGCTCTGCGGCCACCTCAAGGTTTGCCCGGTCGACAATCGTGGTGGGGATGTTCGCACCTGAGCCGATTTGTGAGGCAATCAGTAGGGCGGCTACATCGAGGCACCGCGCCATGTACTCGGTGACGGGCATTCCCGGCGCAACGTATTCGCCAAGGTCAGCGGCGGTGACGCTCATGACTAGCCGAGCTTTACCGGGACGATACCGCTGGGGATTTCAGCAGCTACGGCCTGATAGCGGTAGACGCTGAACGCCTTGGACAAGTTCAAGATGTTCTCGTCTTGTAGCTGCGCTACAGGGGTTTCGTAGGTACGCAAGGCAAGGGAGGAATAGAACGCTCCAATGACCTTTTCGCCGAGTTCACCGGGCTTTGCCAGCAGGTTCGGGGTAATCGTGATGCCGACGAGGTTGCCGGTGAGCGCGGAGGGGTTAACGGTTCCCACGGTGTTCGCACCTGTGCCGGTGACGCTCATGAGCGGGCGGCCATCACCGGCGGTGAGAGCAGCCAACGCCTTAAACGTTGCCTTATCGACAATCATGCCGTCAAGAGGCAGAGCGGATGCTTGGAACACGTCCGCCGCGTCAACGATCATGGCAACCAAGTCAGACCACGTGAGGGCGCTAGCGGTCTTAGCGGAGGACAGCGCGTCGGCGGTACGGGCCTTCACAGTGGATGCGAACACGTTCGCAAAGTATTCAGCGGATGCCTTACCGGCGGCCAGCGCCATGCCTTCAAGGTGGACTTGGAGCAACGGAACACGTGTGCGCTCGATTGCTTGACGGGTGAGCTGCACATAGCCGCCGAAGGTCTTCACCGGAGTCGTTTTCTCTCGCGTGGAGACCTTGCCCATCTGAAGGTTTGCACCTTCTGTGGCCTGTTCGCCAACGGCGATGGTATTGGTTGCGAGTTCGGTGTATTCCAAGTTCATGCCATCAGCGGGCAGGGCACCGGTGGAGAAGAGAGCCTTGAGGGGGTTCACACGGTCAACAAGACGGGTGAGGTCCTTAATCCACGTGGGGGTAGTAAGAGTGGAGTCAGCAGAAGAGACAGTGCCGTTATAGTCTCTGGTTGCGGTTTCTTCACCGGCGGCGAGGGCCTTGAGGACTTCACCGGCGGTGCGCGTGTCCACCTGAGGGGCAGCGGGTTCAGCGGATGTCGCGAACGCCTGTTCAAGGGATTCGACGCGTTCACGGATCGAGTCGATAGCGGGGGCAAGGGTAGTGTCGGGCATGGGGCTGGGTTCCTTTTCTTGTTTAGGTTCTGCGCGAACGTCGGTGACGGCCGCGTTAGCGTAGGCAGGGAACGGGACTAAGGAGACTTCGCGCACGGAAATGCGGGTGTATACGGCGTGGGTATTCCCTTCTTCGTCGCGCGTTGTTTCGGTGGTGACGGGGATAAAGCCGATGCTGAACCGGTCAATAGCGCCGTCACGGGTGAGGGCATAGACATCGTTTCCAAGGGTGGTTTCACTGATTCGCGCGGTGATCTCCAAGCCTTCGGCGGTGTTGCGCGCGTCGGTGACGGTGCCGATGATTTCACTGTGTGACCAGAAAAGTTTGATTGGCCCGTTTGTTTCTGGGTCGAAAGCATCGCGGGCGACTTGCTCGAAGTAGCCGGGCATGTATTCGATTTCGTCCAGATAGGGAACGGCGATACCGGTGATGGTGCGTGCTTCGCTGCTTTGTGCGCGGGAGGCATATTCACGGGTAAACATGTCACTAGTCATTTAGTCGAGTCCTTCAATTTCGCGTGCTTCTTGG